CCTTATCCACGAGGACTCCATCGGGGTAGGAGACAATCGCCTCCCGGATAGGCTCGTCGTTGCTGACCCTCACTTCGATTTTCCCAGCAGCCACAACGTCGACCGCATGCACGACGTAAATGCCTCCGACGCACTTCTCCACTAAAGGAAGATAGAGGTCCAGTGAAGTAGCCGAGAGGGTGCCGTGGACTAGATTCTCCCCGGGTAGGAGAATCCTCTGAGTGGTCCCGGAGACCTCCACTCTGTTTACTCCCCGAGTATACCAGGGAGCAAGGAATCTCTTGCTCATATCCCCTCCTAACCGCCAACCCTCCCCATCCTGTTTATCTGATCCTCGAAAGCCTTCGTGAGCGACGGCTTCCCTCCTGGAGACTTCGCCCGACTACCACCACCAGGAGCCACGGTAGGTTTCTTCTTGCCCTGCACCGCCGCGGCAGCCTTCAAGCCGAGCCTCTTCCTCACCTCAGGAGCCAACATCTTGGAGAGGATCACGTCCGGGCCCAGGTTAGGGTTCGTGGTTGAGATCTCGTTGAACACGGTTCTACATGCACCCTTGAATCCAGACAGGTCGGGGTGGGCCGCGTAGAAAGCGTCCACTGCCTTCAGAATGTTCGTTGTCCTTGCTGCCTCACTGGCAGCGATGGCCGGGATCGTCCTGGTCGTATGTTCCACGGTCTGGTTGTGGACGCGCTCAGCCACCCGATTCATGAGGCTGACGAACTTCGTCCTGTCACCGATGACCTCCTCAAACTGCTCCTCAGTGACCAGGTCACTGATGTCGATCGGTGTCCTTTCCGGAGGCTTTTCCTCTTCCACCACAGCGGCAGAAGTTGCCGCCCCAGCCAATGAGAGGGCCTTCACCTCGGACGAGAGTTCACTGATCCTTGCGGTCAGCTGGGCCATAGGATCAAGGGCCTTCTCTTCCTCCCCCTCAGCTTCCTCCTCACTCTCAGGAGCCGTAGACTCGTCTGCCTCTGCACCAGCTTCCTCCTCGCCAACTTCCTCTTCAACCACTTCTCCCTCTTCGGCGGGAACAGGACTTCCAGCCAGAAGGGCATCTCCGACACCCTTTTCATCCGCCATCTTCCTCCTCCTTCTCTCTGTTTTTCAGGTCTTCCAAGATCACGTTGGGCATCTCAAGCACCACCCTAAGGGCATCAGCTTTTCCTTGAAGGAATCCCAAGGCGAAAGGGATCTCACCCGGTGTTATGTTAGGGTTAGGGCCCACTCCCAAAGTCTCCAAGAGGTCCCTCGTTAGGATAAGCATGGAAGCAAGAGAATGCTCCATATCGATCCAAGGAAGGCTCTTAACCATTTCCTCCATTTCAGTGGCGGTGGAGGAGATCTCAAGCCTCCTTATTCCACTCTTCCTCTCTGCCTCCTCTAAGAGTTTATGCCAGTCCACGAGCAGCCTCCGCCATTGGAATTATATTACCCGCCTGGGCCTCGGCTTGCACCTCCTCATTCTCCATCACTTGGACATCGGCCCTCCTTACAAAGTCATTTACATTCTTGGCCCCTGTTAGCCTAGCCCAGTGCTTGAACATCCTCACCATATCGAAGCCTTGGGCCAGCTCCGGATTAGCTCCCAAAACCTGCATCATCTGCAACCAAATCGATGGACTCCCGGAGGTTGGAAGCGTCCCATCCGGGATCAACACATCGAAGGCCACGTTTAGGTCCAGAGGACCCACGAGGACTCGTTCCACATCGCCGAAGTCTGCCCTCATCTCCTCCTCGAATCTTCCTACCAGCTTGACATAGGTGTTCCTGGACATGAATTGCTGTGTCTGGAATGCGATCATATATGCCAAGTCCACCATCGCCTGCAAGCTGCTTACCCTCGCCGCCCTCTCCAGCCTCGACAGGGCGCTCTGCCTAGTCCCCTCAAACTCGGTGGCGCTCCTTCTCTCCCCACCGGTCCTCATGATCCCCTGCAGGGAGTCAACCGCACCTGATACCTTCTCCATTACATCCGTAATGTTGGAAGCATCAGGGATGTGGCCCCGAGTTACGTCCGTTACAGGAAGCTGTTCGACGGCTCCCTTCACCCCTCTACCCCATGCGCTCCTCCTCAGCCTCAACAGCTTGCCGGGACCCTGATTAAACAGGTCATTCAGGTTGATCATCTGAGGATCGACCACCAACATGTCATTGATCGCTTTCCTTACGTTTGCTATGTGGCTGTTGTAAAGGAAATTGATCAATGTCTGCAATCCGTAGACCGACTCAACCTTGGACATAGGAGTCACGCTGTAGCCATCGAAGTCCGGCGAGCATAGAGCCACGGGAAACATGTTGTGATCCAATCCGAGAGGCCCACAGCAAATCAGCACCTCATCGCCGGCCAATCCGAAGAGCCACTTCTCCGGCCTATCATACTTCCCCACCTCCCACTCCTTCGGAACCAGGTTGATATATTGGTAGATAACATCCATCCTGTTCCTAACAGAGAGATCCTCCCTAGGACCTCCTTCCTCCCTATTCGAGGAATCCTGACCAAGGGAGCTAATCCCTGTGATATGCGCCAGGTACCTACAGTTGAACATTGAAGGAGTATACAACTCCCTCCCCAGTAGCTCCATCCGGTTTTCCTTCGCGACCCACCCCACGAACTCACCTCTTTGGACGTCTTGGACAGCCACCCCTGGATCAGGCAGGAAGTTATAGGGGTCAATGTTCCAGAGCTCATTCCCCTCAAATAAGAGATTCGGCGTGCCACCAGCGACAGGAGGCCCATTCTTCTCCGTCCAGATAGGAGTCACCACACCAAAGCCGTAGGCAAGGGAATCCCTAAACATAGTATGCAGCTGGACGCCCATCTTCCCACGCCTGCTCTGGTTGGATACAACCATCTCCAGCAACCTAGCGCCGAAGACATCCTCCGGCCCCATTCCAGCATACCTGAAAATGGGGTCATCAAGGAACGCCGTCACCAAGTAGGTCAGCAGTGTCTCCAGAACGGCCTGCGACGCAGGAACCACGATGGAAACTGGCCTGCGGCTATCCTTCTCCTTCTCAATCTCTTCCAGCTCACTGAGAGGAATATAGGATGTCAAGGTCTGGTCGATCTCGTTCCAGGAAGCATACCGCCGGCTCATAACTGAATGGCTGGCACGGGCCCTCTCCAAGACCGCGTCCCTAAGCCTGTCATGCAGAGTAGAGCCAGGCTTTAGGTCCATGCCCATCGGATACCTGTAGCTATACTTAGCATCCATCAAGGGAGTAGGATTAACAGGTGTCCCTGCCCTTGTGTAAAGTGGAATAGGCATTGAGCTTCCCCTATATTACTTGCCATCCAACCGGCGCGGGTTCCTCTTCAGGCAGCTCCATCTCCTCTGCTTCCAGCTCATCCTCCAACGGAGTGAAGTAGACCTCCCCGTCCTCCATCACAAAGATGATGCTGGAGACTGCATCAATCACGTCCCACCGTTCCGGCTTGGGCCACATAAGTAGGTATCTCTCAAGAGCACCGCAGACATCACTCTTGTGGTATATCTGGCCTCTCCGGTATAGAGGGATCAAACCTGCCGACCTTCTTGGACCCGTCTTGCTTTCCCTAGGTTTGACCTCAATCATTTGGTACCACCTACCCCTCCTATTGATGGCATTCTGGAGTGGATAGGTGATATACTCGTTGAGGGAAGTTACCTCCGGGGCTACCACTAGGGCATTTATCCTCTCCGCCATATCAAGCATTTCCTCATAGAGCTCGTCAGGCGTCAACTGCCTCTCAATGATGTCCCTGATGTAGATCTCGGAGGTCTCCTTGTTCACACTCATCCCCACAACCGCCGTCTTGGCGCTCCCTTGCTTGTGGGTCTTTGCTGGATCGGCCAGGACCACACCTACCATAGAGGGATTCGCATTGAGCTCCTCTTCCCTCTCTGTGTATGCCTTGAAATACTCCGGCTTGAAGCCTCTATCCTCTGTGGATATAGGTAGTCCCCTGAACTCACTGTATAGGACATCCAGCAGTCCACGCTCCCTATAGTCGTTGACTAGGGCCTTGATCTCCTCCGTGGTCATAAAGTCAGGCCAATTGCTCTCGTATTGGTCATTGAACAACTCTAGCCTAATGTGCGTCCAGGCTGGATCGGAGAGAAGGTTCGCCAGCAGACTATCCTCATGGAGCACCGATCCAATCACAACGATCCGCCAATCCTTCCTACCCCTATCCACACTGTTCATGACGGAGGAGAAGAACCACTTCTTCAAGGCTTCCCTTCTATCCTCGCTCCTCACTCCCTCATCATCCTCCAGGTCGTCTATCAGGAACAAATCGGGACGGTGGCGCCTAAACTTCCTCCCTCTGATCTGCTGTCCGGCTCCTCTCGGAAGCACCTTTGTCCCCGTAGAGGTGACCCACCCTTGCTTGGCAAACTCATCCGACTTCACTTCCCCAAACAGCTCCGCAATTACCTCATTCTCCTGCAGCTCCTTCTTTAGGTTCTCGCTCTGTTCAACCGCAGCGTTCTCGGTGGCACTTACAGTCACGATGTACCGTTTCGACCTGAACAGGATGTGCTGAGCAGGGAAAGCCAGGTTGACGATGGAAGTCTTGCCGAAACCTCGGGGAGCTGCAATGGCAGCCATCTGGATGCTATCGTCATCCAATATCTTGAAGATCTGCCTATGCAACCCACAGAAAGGCCTGAAGAACATATCCGGCATGAAGGTTTTGCAAAAGACCTCCATTGAGAGTTTGCACTCCGCCAGAGTGTCTACCAACTTTGCTCTATCTTCAGCCTCTCCCACGTCAACCTCTCA